TAGATGATGCTGCACATATTTTTAGATTAAATCAAATAGAAAACGAGGGTAATGATCCCGTAGAATCAGGTGAATCGTATGGTACCCCCCATGATTTAGCTAATTTATATTCTACTAAAAGAGATAAAACTATTAAGGATGTTCCTGATGGGTATGATGAGGAAAAACCAGGAAGACCTGCTATAAAATTAAGTCGTTATGATTCAGATCAAGCTAATATGGGTAGAGATCCATTAGGTAAAGCAGGTTTAACAGCAGATGACACCCCTAATAGAACTAACGATGTTTCTACTTTTGCTCTAGAAGAAAATTCTAGAATTTTAAAAAAACTATCCTTAAATAGGTTAGGAGGAAAAAAAGTTTTAAATGAAGAAAATAAAAATTCTTTATTAGACGAAGAAAATATTATAAAAGAATAAGCTTCAGAACTCCTTACATATTTATATAGGAATAAAAATATTCATGCATGAAACCTAAGCACTCCAAGTACAAAAATACGGGGATATTATTTGAATTGTTAACTAGACAAATTACGTCTGAAACTATTGCTAACAATTCCCCTAAAGCTGTAGGTATTTTAAAAAAATTTTTTAGCAACAATTCTACCCTTTTAAAGGAATACCAAATATATCACGCTTTATTAAATAAGAAATTTGAAAAAGAAGCAAATGCTACTGTTTTAATTGAAACTTTAGCTGATGCTCACAATAAATTAAATAAATCTGTTTTAAGAAGAGAAAGGTATAATTTAGTTAGAGAAATAAAAGATACTTACAATATAGAAGATTTTTTTAAAGCTAAAATCCCTAATTACAAGGTATATGCAAGTGTATACAATTTATTAGAAAATCAAACAGCAAATCCACTACACATAGTTGATTCTAAGGTTATAATTTTAGAACACATTATAGGTAAAGGCCTTCCTAATAAACCTAAAAAAGATATGGTTATGGAAGAGTATGAAAAGTTTGATAAAGAAACTAGAGCTCTTACTTATAAAATGTTAATGGAAAAGTTTAATGAAAAATATTCAGGTTTAAATACTAACCAGAAAACTTTATTAAAAGAATATGTTTATAACGTTTCTAATAGTCCTAAATTAAAACGTTTTATTAATAAAGAAATTATTGAAGTAAAAGCTGAAATAAAAAAATTATCCCAAAATACTGATAAAGTTACTCAAATTAAATTAAATGAGGTAGTGGGATTAATAAAACCTCTTTGTAAAAAATCGTCTGTTCATGATGATAACGTTATTAACCTTTTAAACTATTATGAATTGGTTAATGAATTGAAATCATTATAATGAAAATAGATGAACTTAGGAATATCATTCGTGAACTCATTAAAACAGAGTTGGAAGAAGCTAGCACGTTGGGAACTGGTGCTTCTTTTAGTCCTGGTTCTTCTGAAGCTTACAGTACCCCCTTTGCATTTAGAAAAAAAAGAAAACGTAAAAATTAATAGTTATGCCAAGAAAAATTAATGCCTTTGATTTTAATAAAAAAGATAATAAAGTAAATAGACCTGGTATTCATGCTAAAACTAAGCATAGTAACCATAAGAATTCTAAAAATTATAGAAAACTAAATAGAGGACAAGGAAGATGAAACAATTACTTATAGAACATATGCCGTTTAAAGTAGATAAGCTTTTAGTTGAGCAATCTATTAGAGAAAATAAACCCCTTAGAGTAGGTGGTATTATCCAAAGAGCTGGTGTTAAAAACCACAATGGTAGAATCTATGAGCAAAAAATTCTTGAAAGAGAAATAAAAAAATATATTGATGGTCCTGTTAAAGAAAAAAGAGCCTTAGGCGAATTAGACCATCCCGAATCTTCTGTGATTAATTTAAACAATGTTTCCCACAACATAGTAGAAGTCACTATGAAAGGTGGTGATGTACATGGTGTTGTAGAAATATTAACTACACCCGCAGGAAATATCTTAAAAGAACTATTCCGTTGTGGTGTTACAGTAGGAATATCCTCTAGAGGTATGGGGTCAGTGGAAGAAAATTCTGAAGGAGTATTAATGGTTCAAGAAGATTTTGACCTTTTATGTTTTGACTTTGTATCTACACCTTCAACCCCAGGTGCCTATATGTCTCCTATGAACGAAGGAGTAACTACCCCTATAACTGATTATACTAAGGTTAATAATGTTATTAGAGATATAATCTGTGATAACACAGGAATGTGTAAGTGTTAATCCTTACCTAAAAAACCTTTAATAAAGTGGTAAATAAAGATAGCCGATGCTAAAGGCCATCCTAATACAACCCAAAATCTATCTGACCATTCCATAGGGTATCCTGCTTTTACAATAGCACTTTCAAGAAAAGCCCCTATAATAACCCCTATTAAGAAGTAAGTACATACTGTTTGAAGATTAGTAATATCTTCAATAAATGTTACTGCTAATAATTCTAATGGATTCATAATATAACTGTTTTTCTTAAAAATACAAAAAATTTTTTTGTTTTCCAAATTACTTTTATATTTATTTGAGAAAGCATACACTATCCCAATATAGTGTCCCTGGATTTTAAAACAAATCCCTATTAGAGATATTAAAATCTCTATTTCCCGTACACAATTTACTGGAAGCCAATTAAAAATTAAAAAACAATGGCTAAAGAATTACTAAAAGAAGCAATCGCTGATGCGAAAGCTGTTAGAGAAGTAGCTTTAGAAAATGCTAAAATGGCATTAGAAGAAGCTTTCGACTCTAAAATTAAAAACATGCTCTCAGCTAAATTAGCTGAAGAGTTAGAAGAGGATGTTGAACTCGAAGAAACCTACATGGAAGACGAAAAAGACGAAGATATGAAAGAAGGATCTTACATGGAGGATGAAAAAGACGAAGACATGAAAGAAGCTTACCATGAGGACGAGAAAGACGAAGACATGAAGGAAGAATTCGAACTTGAAGAAGATGAAGAAATTAACCTTGATGAACTTATGGCTGAACTCGAAGAAATGGGTGATCTTGAAGAAGGCAAAGATGACGAAAAGGACGAAGACATGAAAGAAGGCAAGGACGATGAAAAAGACGAAGACATGAAAGAAGGTCAAGTCAATGAACTTGCTGGATTAGCTGTTATTGGTAGTATAATCGCTGCTGCTGGGGGTATCGAAGCTCTTTTAAAAAAAGGACGTGAAGGTAAACTTAAGCCCGGATCCAAAATGGAAAAAGCTTTCCAAGCTGTATCTGGTATGGCCGCTGGTGCTGGCGCTGCCCGTAGAAGCGAAGGTGTAGAAGAGCTTGAGGAAGCCTTTGATATTGATTCTCTCGTTGCTGAAATCGAAGCTGATTTATCTGAAGAAACTGTTGATGAAGGTGCTACTGGCTATGATGAAAAAGTCGGTGGTAAAGGCAGAACAGGATATGACGATAAAGTTGGTGGAAAAGGCAGAACAGGATACGATGGTGCTGTTAAAAAGCTTAAAGAAGAGCGTGACGAAGCCCTCGAAACTGTTGAGTCTTTAAAGAACACTATTTCTGAAATGAATCTCCTTAACAGTAAACTCCTCTACTGCAACAAACTATTTAGAGCTAATGCACTTACTGAAAACCAAAAGGTTAAAGTAGTTGATGCATTAGACAAAGCCTCTACAACTGGTGAAGCTAAATTGGTATTTGAAACTCTTCAAGAGTCATTTGCCTTTACTGGTGTAGAAAAAAGAGCAATTAAAGAAGGTTTAGGACGTGCTTCTAAAGCTACTGGTGTTGCTCCTACAAATGTTATAACGGAATCCGTTGACGAGACAGTGTCAAGATTCCAAAAACTCGCAAACATTAACAAATAATTAAGAAAACATGAATGTTAACTCATTATTAGAGGGCGCAAGCCCCTACAAAGAGCAGCAGAAAGAATCTGCTAAGCTCGTTGCTAAGTGGGAAAAATCAGGTCTTCTTGAAGGTTTGAATGGTCACGAATCTGATAAGCCTAGCATGGCAACTCTTCTTGAGAACCAAGCTAGACAATTAGTAAAAGAAGCTAGCTCATTAGGCACTGGCGCTTCTGTTTCTACTGGAGACAGTGAAGCATATGCTGGTGTTGCTCTTCCTCTTGTAAGAAGAGTATTTGGTGAAATCGTAGCTAAAGACTTATTATCAGTTCAACCATTAAACTTACCTTCTGGACTCATTTTCTACTTAGATTTCCAATATGGTACTGCCCAAGCAGGATTTGATCAGAACGAAAGTATTTACGCTGCTACTTCTGATCTAAAGAAAACAGCGTTACCTACTGAAACCTTAACTGAACAAGGTTTATATGGTGCTGGTAGATTCGGTTACTCTATTAACGATAGAACTGTTGATGTAGATACTACTGCTGGTGCTTCTGCAGGTGTTGTAACAGCTTCTGCGGAATTTACTGGTATTTTACAGTTAGATACTGAGTTCTCTGCCTCTAAAGCAGGTGAGTTTGGTACTAATGCTGCAGCTGCAACCGCAGTTGTAAGAACAATGCAGATTAAAACCAGCTCTATTGATACTGACTTAGACTTAGAAGGTGTAAGAGCATTCCAATTAGTAGGTGGTACAGCTGCTTCTCCAAACTCTAACATTAGTGGTTCATTCCCTCAATTTACAAGAGTAGTAGATGTATCTGGTACTGGTAAAGTAGTTGAATTTGTAATTTCCGCTTCTGCTGGTGAAGATTTAGATAACTGCCACGTTAAATACCACAGAGGTCCTGATAACTTAGATGATAGAGGTGACTTCCAGGATGCATTTGACCAGTCTGCTAACCAAGTATCTGGTCTTGATATTCCAGAAATCAATGTTCAGTTAAGAAGCGATACTGTAACTGCGAAAACTCGTAAGTTAAAGGCTCAATGGACACCAGAATTCGCTCAGGACTTAAATGCTTACCATAGCATTGATGCTGAGGCAGAATTAACGTCTATCTTATCTGAGTACATTTCAATGGAGATTGACCTTGAATTACTTGATATGC